TCGCGAAAGACCTGTTCTCGCAACTGTTCTATGTCTTCCTCCCACTTCTTCAGGAGATGGGATATTGCGTCGTCCAGGAGACCCACTGCTTCTTCGTCGTCTTTTTGCTGATATGGCAGATTCTCCTTGTTGCTGTCGTCGTCGTCCGGTGGCAGTAGGGCTCGACGTGCTAGCGACTTCGGTAATTTGAAGTCGTCTGGGTGAAACTTCCTGCCTGGTCTCGGTGTTGGTGGACCCACGGAGGCTGAGCGGGGATGATGCTGAGGCGTTGCGGGAAGAGCTGGTGACAGGAGGAGAAAGAGTTGTTGATTTAAATTGCACAGTCCATTGACCTGATGTTCCATACTTTTGTGCATCAGTGTCAAATACTTCAAAATACACTCTGTCTCCATTTGGTTCTTTATAGTACATGCCATCGTAATCTACTTCCCCAGTAGTTTTATGCCAAATTTCCCTTTCATCTTGGTAGTAAATATGGTTAAAATTTGTATAAGGAAAAGCTTTCATTGGGTCATGATCAAACTGCACTTCTACAGTGTAACCACCTTTTTTTAAACAGTTTTTAGGTTTGGTGTGCAGAACTAACTCTGCACTAACATCTTGAAGAGTCCACCTTTCTCTTGCATATTCAGACTTAGCAAAACTTCTTAATAATAAAGTCATTGTAATGGCTTCTTTTGCTCTGTATTCAGATACTTGTAGCGTTGGTAGTGGTTGCAGCCCTAAACTGCGATGGCCATCTTGCCTCGCTTTATACAGTAAGGCCTGTTCTTTCCTTACAAGATACCAATAGTTTATTTGTGACTGCAAATCTGCTGAACCGCTTTCATAACTCTCCATTAGAGACTCTTGCAGTGCATACAAACGATCTCTCAGTAGCGATGCCATCTCCCTCTTCTTCTGGTGGACTCAGGTCTAATTGTTTGTACAATTTTCTAAAAAAACATTTCCATGTAATATCAGTTATTGGATATACAGGATTACCTTCAGGATCAAATGGCATCACATTTGGAAAATTAAAACACATTAACCTGCTGTGTAAATACATTAGACTAGATTCTGCTTCAACATTGATATTAGTTGTTACAAATAAAGGAGGTAATTTAAATTGTATTGGTGCCCTATGCTTTGCATCCACTGAAATTTTATTGCCATCTAACCCGCTTCTAAGATTCACATCTAGAAATTGCCAGGCTGGAAATGTGACATCATCTAACAAACCTATTTTTGTCTCTAACAAAGGTTGTAACCAAAAGTTACTATTTCTATTCATTATCGAAACTACTTTACCTTTTAAAAATGTTAACAATGAATACACAAAGTACGATTTTCCAGTGTTTGGTGGACCCCATAATACTATACAATGTCTTTTGGGTACAGCTTTAAAAAATGACCTTAAAGCTCCTAAAAATGCCAACATATTCACATTTTGATATTTTAAGAAATTAGCTATATTTTTCCACTCTCCTTCTTCTTTATGTGCTTTGCAACATTTCCAAATCCAATCAGACATACTCATTTCCCTCATTTCGTGACGTTTATACATTTTTACCATTGCACAGCAATCTCTAACATACTTCAACTGATTATTACTCTTAAGAAAAGCAGCAGCATTATTATTTTCATAAGCTAACTCAGCATATTTATATGCAATCTCTTGCTCTTCAATAAAATCATTATCATATGCCCATTGCACCATAGTGCTTAAGTCAAATGTTTCAGCAGTGGCTGATTGGTGTTCTACTAACACTAGCTTAGCAAGCCACTCTGGAAACTCACCATGCATGAAATTATTTTTATTCAAAGATTTTCTATAAAAAAATAAGGCTGCTGCAACACTTCTATTTTTTGGTGGGTCACATAATAACTGCAATTCTTGTACATTTAAAATACTACAAAATAAGTTAACAACGGTATCTCTACTTTTCGCAGATTTGAATGTTAACAGAAACAGCCCAGAAAACGTTTGTATTACAACTTGCACAAACTCACAGTGTTGAGGTAAAATCACCTTAGAACTCTCTAATACTTCCTCTGCTGCGCTATGCACGCTTACAACCCAGTTTGTTGAGCAACTTTTATTACTTCTGTAAGGTCTTGTTAATTCTGTAAATGATATCCCAAAATGACTTTTAAATTTTGCTAAATTTATAACTCTATTATTGTTTTGTATAAGAGTCACAGATGGTGCCGTACTTTGCAGGCTGCCACTGTTTGAGTTTATATCTACCTGTGTAAGAATATTTTCAGCTTCATCTTCCTCTATTCCACTGTCCCCAAATAATCTCCTTTTTGCCTGACGCTTAGGTGATTTCGAGACTGCAGCCGACTGTGAACTTAACTCTGAGGCAGCCTGTTCAGGAGTTCTAATATACTTTCGTTTTAGTGATAATATAGCAGTCTCACATTCCTCTGCTACCTGTTTATTGTACAACTCCAGGGAATTTCCCTGATCCACATCCACATCTTCTATCAGATTGGAAACCATAGACCCATCTGTACTGTCTTCAAACAGGTTGTCCAAAGTATTAATGTCCTCCACACATTCCACTTCTCGTAAAATATACCAGTCACTAGTGCCCTCCATACTGTCAAAAGAATCAGTACCTTTAGTGGCGTCTGCCATGTTCCCTTGCGTTTCTGGCACACCCAGGGCAAACGATCCAAATGTCGTCCAATAACAACTGGTATAATCGATGAATTCCAGGCTCAGAAGAATAGACAACCAGTCGAACACCTGTCTCACAGTGTGCACAACTAGTATCTACTCTGTACAAACGTTGCTCCTCCTCTGTCGCATCATCATCACTTGGTACACCCTCGTCACTTAACAAGTTGACAGGCAAAACTAGCTCTTCTAAATTAAGCTCCACATCTTTTATAGTAGGTTGTTTTCCAATCATTTTATATAATTAATCTTTGCATACAACGTCTACAGTAGCCTTTATAATGACTTCTAACAAGCAGAAAACTTCTATTTCTACACAAATGATCAAACTTTGCAGGTGTATCTAACAAGGTCATACACATTATACATCGTACAACAACATCTTGTAAAGATTGCTTAGCTAAATCAACAATAGTGTCAGGTTTAATAGCACATTGAAAATAATTTTCTCTTTCAAATTTTGCAGATAAAAATATACATTGTTCACAACAAGCATAACATTCAAACTTTCTCCAAACTAAGCACAATTGTTTCTCATGAAATTCAGCCAATTCTCGTACACCAAGATAATGATTACAGAATATACAGCGAAGTCTAAGATCCAAGAAAGAAATATTAAAATATTTGCAATATTCATCTACCCGACACGGGAACTGCACATCAGCCATCTGAAGAATAAATTTCACTGAACTTGCCCCTTTTTATATGACCTGATTCGTTCTGAAAAAACTGTATAACAATGATTGTTGGCAACTATCAGTGTATTTCTAAAGTGAGAACCGCAGGCGGCGCATTGTCTGGCAGCAGAACACATTCGATCGTCCAAAACCATACTGAGTCAGCCTGAGGTTGTTTAAACTTGTACTTACCTTTGGCACAGTCTACTGCAACGATAACGGTTGATATTTGGCCCTTGGCGCCTTTTTTGACACGAATACGTTCGTAAAATCTTAAATTTTGGCTCAGATGTAAGAGGATATGTCCAAGAACAGCAGATGGTCGACTGTTTATCCCTCGAGCTCCGGATGTTAAATATAAACAGGGGCGCGGCAATTAAATAATGACAAATGAGTCAGGACTCACAGTGAACATATTTTATTTGAGGTATGTAGCTTCACAGCATAGTTTTAATAATTCACAGTATAGACAGAAATGTAATAGTACATCACTGACCAGTGCGTCTACGTTTTACAGACTTTTTAGATTTAGATTTCACAGTTATATCTGTACGAGGACGCTTTGTTCCTCTCAACAATCCTGTCTGATAAAGAAATCGTTTACCTAAAGAAAACTGCGATAATTCTGTGGAAAATCTTTCAGTTAAATTAACATCCCAAAAATGATAATCTTTGTAAGGATCTTCCTTTTCCTTTGCAGGATTCTGAGATGGACAGCGTGTAGCAGAAGAAGTTATATATCTGTAAGCATCCTCCAAGCCTTGAGGTGGAGGAGGTACAAAACCTAGCTGCCAGTCCTCTAAAATAGCTGGGTTCATAGCGTGAATATGAGCTAAAACATCAGCATCTAGAGGAACTTTGCAAAGCTGAAATATTAATTCAACCTCATACTCCTCTATATGTCGAGTATATTGTTTAAAGTCTGCAGCATTATATTTATAATCAGCATTAATTACTACTGAAGAATCTTTTTTAACAGAAAGAGTAAAGTTTGTACCCCTAGTGTTATCCATTACAGTAACAAATAACTGATTTCCCCAACATATACCATTATTGGATCCCTGAGCCTTTTGTAGCCAATACGGTCTATTAAAAATCTGTCCATCTGAAGAAACCAAAGACCCACTAGGACTCTGAAAATAAATATGTGAACCAAAGTTTTTTTGTTGATCCTGCTGCTCGTCTGGCTTTAACATAAACCTGGTATCACTTGCATCAAAAGCATTTGGAATAGCATCACCCATAGCACCTGCACGAGCCCAAAAGTGTCTAGCATACATTTGCTCTTTTCTACCGAAGAAAAAAACCTGATCTCCATAAATATCCTTCGTCATCTTCAGAAAATCAGGCCATTTACAAGTACTGTTTACTACATCTAAAGGAGCACTAGATCTATCTTCCTGAAATGTTCTGAAGTTTACATTCCCTAAACCTATATCACACATATCACCATCTTCTATAATACTGTTTACAAGTTGAATAGCTGGACAATCGCCTGGAGACATAGGTTGTTCTGCACATGGAGGAGCAACATCCCAATGTTCACCAAGGGGAGGTGTGCATCCTACTATAAATAACTGAGTTTGTTTTGGGTCAAAAGATACATCCTGTCTATTATCTCTAGATTGTGGACTCATATATCTGTTAGGGTTTTCAGTATCACCTAGCTTATTAAATAGTGGATGTCCTGTTGTTCCTATTCCTACTGGACCACCACGACCTACTTCAATTCCTCTGATTTTCCATATAAGCCTTTCATGATTAGGATCATAAATTGATGGCTCTATCAGTGCAAACTTGTTAGGGTCAGGTAACTGCATTCTAAATACTCTGAACTGGTTAGCTGAAACTTTAGGAACATTTACTGTTTCTCCATTTACAGAGTGTACTTCAAAGTAAGGATGTCCAACAGTCAGCAAACGTTCAGTACTTGCATGAAAAAATATATCAGTGTTTACAATGTATTCATCCGTAGATAATACTCTTGCAACAGGTTTTGCTGGAGGTAGATATAAAATACCAGTATTCTGTGTCCAAGCAGCCATCTGTAAAATATTAAACAAAAATGGAACGTTTGCGCTTTTTGCCTCTTTTATATAATGCAGGGTGCAAAAAATACGTATCTGATAAAAAATCCACTATTATAGTAGGCTCAAGAGGACTACTTGGAGTCTCTGCAAATATAGTTTCCTCTGGAATATGATTTTTAGGATAAGAAACGAACAAGCCTGAGCCTACATCTTCCACAAATACTCGTAGGCCCACACCAGGTGGAATAGTAGGCAGACTGTAGGTATTCCGTCTACTGCTACCTGTGAGAAGTACATGACTATTACTAAAATCTTCTACTTGTTCATCAAATAGTATATTTTCTATATCTATATCATTGTTTTCAAGGGCATCTATGAAAGAACTTTCAGCCAAACCATGAACAATAGAATTGTCTCCTGAATGTTCACCTAAAGGCCTTAACTCTATTGCATCCAGTTCATCAATAGTGCTTATGTCATAATAAAAATGCACATCTTGTCCTATAACTAATCCAGATCTAGTTCTTATAGTGCCCCTTTGTCCTAATCTACTAACTCTAACATGGCCATCTATGGAATTTAATCTAGCTCTAGCTAATCTTCGTACGTCTTGGAAATCAGAATCTGGGGCTGCTTGAACATTTTCCAAATCTTGTTCAAATTCTAAACTGACACTGTCTTCAAAGGCGGGATTTTCAAATGTAAACTGAACTTGGCGGGAAGGCCTACTTAAAAATTCTGGATTTCGTGTTCTGATTTGCTGAACACGCCGCCCATAAAGATCACGTGCTCTTTGAAATGTGTCACGTAAACTTTGTAGTGGGGTGCTAGTTTTCTGAATTGGTTCTTCTATTTCAAATTCTAGCTGGGTTGAAAACTCTTCTAAAGGAATTTCCTCATACTGACCACCTATGACATCTCCTTGAAAATGTGCATCAACAAACACATTTATATCTGATATATTAGTTGTACTATCAGATGATAGTACACTTATATGTGTCTGATGAGTAGGCTGTACTCTACCCTCCAAAGCAATGCGTTTTGGTGGTGGTCCTGAGGTA